GGGGCCACCTTCGAGTTTGATTAGTTAACGTCCAACCAACTTTAAAAAGACGAAAAGATTCTGAGTACTACTCAAAATCTGTGGGCAAGGTACTAATAATGAGATCAGCTGAGATCACGATAGGACCAGGTACAGCTGTCCCGCCCGACATGGTTAATGTACCGCCTGCGGTAACACTGTAATAATTGACGATGTTGTAACCGTTCAACCCAGGAGTATTGTAGTTCATTTCTGCTCCCGGTATACCAGTGCTTCCATTATACAACGGTGTGCCAACAGGGGCAACTTGACCAAAGATGTTTAACGGTTTAACTCCACCAGCACCAGTCCAAACATGGTTTGTCATGGCGAGTTTTGCATCCGTTTGAGTATAAATCACATATTGGACACTGACCTTACCAGTAAAAGTAGGAGGAAAAGTGATACGTCCTGCTCGCGAATCAACGGTTGTGCCGAGATTCGAAGTTAAAGTGAGTGTAGGAGTAGAGCTAAAATAGCCCTGAGCAGAACCATCAGTCCCAATGTCCTTAATGGAATTCATAACATAATGATCGGCCGATTCAGCAATCGTGCCGACGCGCGGTTTATAAAAGGTGATATCGTAAGAAATCCAAAGCTCCCCAATGTTAGTCGAGGTCCCTTGCATACCTACTGTAGCGATATTAAAATTGCCGAAATCGTAAAGTCGCAAATCCCCCTGCAATTTCGCGTCGTTTCGCGTTTGCAACACAACTAAGGGAGATTCACCACGTGCACATTCAACAGGATGTACCAAATCAACACTCGGCTTAGATGAGCATGTGAATTGGTATTGTTCCATAGACTGTTTATTAGTAAATGGTAAATTGTACACGTTGTAATTCGTCGTCATGATAACAGTACCAGACGCTGTATTGGTAGATGCCAAAGCATCATAAGAATTACTCTTAAATTCAAAGATCATACCATTCAACTGGTACTCTTCAAATTGTTGCGCGATTGAAGCTAACCACGGGAAAGTAAAGGGTAATCCCGGTTGCAATGGAAAGCTTTCAACTTTAAACAACCCAGCCGTGGGTGATGTTATGACATCTTGTAGGTATTCCCGATGTGTAATTCGTATTCCTCGTCCGGATTTCCCAAAAGCAGCTAAGGAATCACTAGCTGCAACTGGTACAAGCGTATTTGATGTGACAGTATAGTCACCTAGACCGGTAATCCGCTTGAAAAGACTACCAGCCGCCCGTCCCAACTGGGACCCTATTGCCCTTCCTGGGGCCCCAAGCAGCGCACCGCCCAAGGCCCCACCAAGGGCACCGCCGACACGTAACGAAGTCGAGTCTTTCGCAGGCTTAGATTTAGTCGCTTTCCGTTGATTTCTCGTGGGACGACGTGATTTTCGCTTGCTAGACCGCTGTCGGCTTTTCTTATTTCCTGAAGACATCTCGTCTGAAGGTTTAGTGATGCATCAAGACGATCAATTGGACAAATTGTAAAATCGTCTCCTCCTTTCGTGACATATAAATCATTAAATTCCCTCATGACCGTTGTCACGTGGTCATCTATCACGGGATGCCATATGGGAGCAATAGAAATTAAACTATCAAAGTATGACTCCAATAGTAATTGATCACTAACAGAATATCCAAACATAGTAGCCATCAGCTCACGTGCATGAATACTCACTGTCTTAGGGGTTACTGGACGCTGAAATAATTTACCCTTAATTTTACGCTCATAATTACTCCAACTGGCGTCTAGCTTATAACGATACATTTGAGTGAGTCTCAAATAAGCCATAGCCATTGACTGTAGAATAGGAGCACCTGGGTATTGATGAAAGATACTCAGTGCCTTAGAACGTAATAACCCATTTATGCATTTTTCAGACGAATGCATGTAACGGGTATCACACCAGGCCAGGTTTAAAATGATTTTCGTAGGATCCGCGATCACTGTCAAAGACTCATAATCAAAAACTTGACCGCAGAAAGAGGCAGTATTACACTCCTCAATATATTTCATTTTAATTGTGAAACCTAGCCAACCATACCATTCGCTGCTGATCTTGGGGCCTTTATAAGTGGCCAAAGCATCATCACCCTCAAAAACAGCGTCAAATCCTGAACATTTATGTTCCTCCATAGCGAATAGAAAAACCATTAAATTGGAGAAACCGTTCCCTAGGGACGTATTCATTTCACCTGACATACGGCACGCTAGTATTTGAACCATAAAGTTCCTAAAATAACAACTATTCTGACCACCCAAAAATTTTCTAACCAAATGCATGAATTGGAAACCTTCAGGTAGCAGCTGTGTTAAATATTGATACATCTCAAATTCCAATGCGACCATCAATTCCTCCTGAAAAGATGATTCGAAAGATGTATAATCAGTTACTAGGATTCGCAGCAGTTGATCTCCGTCTCGGTCCGTAACACCACAAAGGTTTCCAAACCTACTCTTGAGATACGCTGGCCGCTCATCCACTGGCACTTTCTTTATGAAATAATCACAATCGAACACGCAATTCTCAATCGCCTTGAAAATGGGTCCAACTAAGATTTTAAAATCATCTTTCCGTGCAAAAATGCCTCGAGGATTCTTATACGAGGCATAAGGTTCATTTTTGATAAAGCATTTAAGGTAACGATGTTTCATATCATCCGGGTTTGCACCCTTCATGATCGTTTCCTCATACAACTTCATCAACTCCTTCTTCTTAGACTTGGAGTAATTCGAATTAGCCAACCAAGTCTCAACACTCACATCCGTTTCTGGTGGTAAAGGCGTTAAATTTGTCTTACACCACTTCCTAACGAACATCCGCAATTTTTCAATCATATTTGGATCTACGGAAGGAAGTACACGCCCAACCCGACCACACACTCCAACGACGCCGTTTAAAGCATCGTCAGTGTCTGCTTGAACAAACGAAGCCCCAATGTATTCACACCCCAGAGAAAAACGCATAGGACGACGACGACAATCATTAACCTTCTCATGGAAACGAAAGCGTATCCCATCGCGTGGGCCACACAATTCTGGCGTCTCGACCTCTGTAACTCTATATCCATACTTGAGCGATCGACACCAGGTCCCCGGGGTACGTGGAAATCCAGTGACGAAATTCCCACCATATAAGCCCATATTCTTTTATAAGCAACCAGCATGGTAAAATGTTTAATATCAGGATTATCATAACGATTAACATTTATAGCCACCGCTGATCGCACTGCACGTGTTACATTCTCAAAGGTTTGTCGACTTGTCATTGTCATTGAGAATACTGGGCTGGTCACGAGCTGCGCGAATAGTTCGTAATAAATCATTTTTCTTACGACGGTCTTGCTTAACTGACATAACGGCATTTGCAAACAACCTAGATCTAAGGACAACACCTCTTCCTCCTCTAAAGTCACCGTAGCAATCAACGGGTCGGGGTGTAGGAGTTCGCTTTTTACAGCAAAGTCGTTCCTTAAATCTGCGAGTACTGATGTACGGTTGAACGCGTTTATCTCGCATTTCACTTTCCTCACCACTGGGAAACACTGCGAGCTCTTGATTGGTCTGTGAATTGCTTCGGGTTCGTCGACCATCACGTACCCGAATTGAAAGTTTAAAGAACGCATACCCTCAAGCAACTTAATATGATTTGGATCCTGGTCGGGGTTGCGCTCCTTAATATCCAACTGTAATTCATCCTCCATTGGGATTGGTGGATCAGGCACCGGCGGTGGAGGAGCACTAGGAAGGGGCAAAGCACAATCACAAAGAATCTGCTTCTTGCCACACTTCAAACACTTAAACTCGTCAGATGGTTCCAAATAATGTGAGAAATTACATTTCTTACGCTTACATCTTCCGTGTAAAAAGTGTTGACAAACAGGTTTGTCAATCTCCTTCTTAAGTTCACCCATCAATTCGCTACTACGTTTAATAGCATAAGCTTTCTTATTGTCATACCCTTCGGGAAGGGGCACAACTTGTTTGCGTGGTTCATCACAATCGATCTTACGTTTAACTTGGTCAAGTTCATTAACCTCATTATCATCTAAAGAATCCAAATACTCTTGGACAGCAACATCGTGAGCTTCAACAGGAAAACTTGGCGATAACGGCTCAGCCGGAGGAGCCGTGGGTGTGGGCATCCAATCATCGTCGTCCACAAACTCCTCTGGTAGAGGAGAGGTACAACCATAATCAGTGCCACCTTCCGAGAATTTAAGATCTAACATTCTCGCTTCAGGAGAGCTAGAACGCTTGCTCTCCAATTTTACGTTAGTAACAGTACTAACGGGTGCCTGGGCTGAAGATACGAAACAACTGCAAATTTTCACATCTTTAAAACAACCCTGGCAATGAACCAACTGTTGAACCGCAGTTGGGGCTGGATCAAAACGTCGGGTCCACAACATTTTGCCAGTGGCAGATCTCAGCACCCCTGAGCAAGGTACAGCAGCTACCCAGGTGGTGCGGATCAAACGGTTACCATCAACAAAGCTTAGTACGTAACCGTATACGGGTTTCGCTGTTGGCATCTTTGCCAGGTCCTTATCCAGGGGCCCAGGCACGATTTCGAGTATCTTAATTTGCTTCTCGATCCAATCAGGTACACGTATATTCACGATGTCTAAAATCCCAAGGAACTTACAAATCCCGCGGTAATCTCGTTTAGACACTGGTTCTTCTGTCAAGTCGTAATAATGGTCTATGCGTTCTGTTGAAAGCGCTTCATTATACACATAAACCTTATGGTCCAAGGGCCCAAAGACATATGGTTTCCCCTTCTTCTTGACTACTCTAGCTGGTCGACTCTTAGGAAGTTCAGACCCCTTTATAGGACCAGCGAGCACCTCATCAAGAGTAAAAGTTCGCACCTCAGATAGCTTACTACCGGGCGCAAAATTAACTTTCTTTTGAGGTTTAGCAATACTGAATTTACCTAAACTATTGGCCACTTCTGCTACAGATTCATCAACAAGGTCATGACTCATGTCCTCATCATTTTCGTCTTCAGCATGATAGCCAGCAATAGTAGAACCCTTCAAATCCTCTGGTTTCGAATACACCAACGAGGGGGTAGGAACGTCAAATTCATTTGCTTTGTAAGTTTTGTCAAATTTATCCATCATAGCTAGAGATCTTCGACCGAACTCCACGCTAGTTTCGTTACGAGCATCACGAACAGGATTTTTCTTCACCGGCTTCCACATTGACGGGC